GAACGATGATGTCCTGGTCATCGACATATTTACGGGTGGCCAGGATAATGGACGGGTCGATTTTCAGTTCGATGGCGGCCGTGCTGGCGACGATCAGCACGATGCGCACCACTTGCGTGCGCCCGCTACCCTCGGCCATCAGGGGCTTGTAGCTGGGCGGGCAGTTGGCCACCGCGCACAGGTCGCCGGCCTCGTCAAAGATGCCGATTTCGCGTATCCACCAGCCGCCCACGTCCTCGGGCAAGACTTGCTCGACGATGATCTGGCTGGTGTTGGCCGGGTCGATGGTCAGCTGGTTCAGGCCCGCGCGGCGCACTTCGTGCACCAGCGCCTTTTGCGTGCGCACGGGAATCGGCAAATTGCCGTTGCCGTCGCCCACGGCCAGGCTTTTCAGTTTCAGGGTTTGGCCCAGGGCGATGGCGTTGGCCAGCTTGGCCTCGCCCACTTCGGTCAGGATGGCGAAATATGTGCTCATGTATAGATGGTCAGGGTGTCGATGGTATGGGATGCGCCGGCCTGCAACAGCGTGCCGCGCACTTCGATGGTTTCCGCGATCCAGGGATACACGGTCATGGCGTCGCCGTGGTACGCGCAAGCGCCCGCGTAGACGTTGCCGCGACTTTCCAGATAAATGGCCAGGCCCGTCATGTGACGGCTGACGGGTTTGGCGTCGGCAATCAGGCGTTCCATTTCCTGAAACATGGCGTCCGTGATGCCGGTATCGAGCACGCCGACATCGAGGCGGAAAGTGCCCGGCACGCCCGGTGGCGTGGTCTGCCACCATTCGGTGATGCGGATCAAATAGCCCAGGGACTCGACCACGCGGCGCACGGCGGCAATCGTGCCCTTGTGCTTGTGGATGAAATAGGCCGCCTTGATGGCGCCGCGCTTGATCGATTCGGGCCAGGCGTCGTCCCAGCGGTCAACGGAACAGGCCCAGGCCAGAAACGGCAGCAGGTTGACCGGGCAGCGGTCGGCGTTCCACAGATCGCGCAGCGGCACGGGTACGTTGACCAGCTCGGCGCAGGCCATGGCAATGGCGCGCTCCAGCGCCGTGGTGTTGGGCGGCAGGGTCGGTATGGTCTTATTCATCGAGTACCACCACATTCAACTTGATGGCGGTGCAGCGCGCGGCCTGGGTGGCGTTCAGTTCGATGTCCGCCGCCGGGCTGGTCAGGACGACCTTGCGCACGCCCTCGACGTGGACGGCGGCGCTGCAGGCGGATCGGTAGATGCTGTGCCCCAGCGGGCGGCGCGGCTGCGACACGCGCACGGCGTTGGCGCGCGCGGCGTCCAGCAGAATCGGCACTTCCGGGCCGACGCCGATAAACAGGGTGGCCTCGATCTGGTAGTCGATGACCTGGGCGGCTTGTACCGTCAGGCGGTCGCCCAGGGGGCGCACGTCCTCGGCGTTGAGCGCGCGCACCACGGTGGCCAGCAGCGCGGCGTCGGCGATGCCGGTGTCGTTGTTGGCCAGCACCGTGATGGTGACGCTGGCCGGCGCGGGGCTGGTGGCGCTTGCATCCTTGACGCGGCCGTCGCTGCTGCGGGCGTGGAATTCATAGGACGCCTTCGGGCCGGCCACGGACAGGCCGTCCGGCGCTTCCTGGATGCGCAGGCGGTAGGCGTCGTTATCTTCCAAGACGGCGGCCGCGGGCGGCAGGGCGTTGGGGTTGGCCGGCGTGATGACCAGGCGCGCCACGTTGACGTTGGCGCCCAACTGGTCCAGGTCGCCGTCCAGGGCAAACGCCAGCATGACGGCCTTGCCCGCCTCGTTGACGCGGTTGCGCAAGATGGTTTCCTGATACGAATTTTCTTCCAGCAGCTTGGTGGCCGGTTCCGATTCCAGCTCCAGCAGGGCCGTGACAGCGGCGCGCTCGGCTTCCGGCAGCAGGCTGACCAGGTGGGCTTTGCGCTTGGCGAGGATGGCTTCGAAGTCCAGCACTTCGACCACGCTCGGTGCTGGCAACTGGGTCAGGTCGATGGGCGTGCTCATACGGCTCCCCCTTGCTTGACGGGGACGGACAGGGTGATGCCCTGGCCATTGGCCGTGCCATCGAGCAGCAGCGCGATGGCGCCGTCCGTGTCGCGCGTGAGCTGCACGCTGGACAGTTGCAAACGCGGCTCCCAGCGGCGCAGGGCAAAAGCGGTGGCCGCGTAGATGCGCAACTGCGTGGCGCTGTTCAGGGGCTGGTCGATCAGCTCGGGTACTTCGGAACCATAGCGGCGGCGCCGGATGCGCGAGCCGATGGGTGTCGTGAGGATGTCGGTGACCGACTGGCGCAGGTGGCCCAGGCCCGTCAGGCTGCGCCCGGTGACGGCGTGCATGCCCATCATGCTTGCGGCCCGCCCGACTTGTCGCCGCCAGCCTTGACGCCGCCGTGCGGATGCTTGGCCAGGCTGATGGCGCCGGCCAGTACGTCCTCGCTGGCTTTGATCGTCCCTTGCACGGCCATGGCCACGCCGCCAGCGGCGCCGGCCTTGGCGTTCACGCCGCCGTTCAGGGCGGTGGCGCCGTTGACGATCAGGTTTTTCATGACGGTCAGGTCGCCCGTGCAGATGGTGCTGGGCGCGTTCGACGTCACCTTGTCGGCGGTGATGGTGGCGGTGCCGCCTGGCAGGGTGGCCGTCAGGGCGTGGGCCGCATGGTCGTACTGCACCACGGCGCCGTCTGGGTAATGCGTGGTGTGGATAGTGTCGCTCGATTCGGGCGCGTCAAACGCCTGCGAGTACAGCGCCGGCAGGATGATGCCGCGTGTCAGGTCGCCGCCTGGGGAAAAGACAATGACTTGTTCGCCGACAGTCGGCGCCGACCAGGTGCGCGTGCTGCCGGCGCGCGGCGTGGCCCAGTTCAGCCATTCGGTGGTGAGAGTCGGCCCCAGCCGCACGCGCGCCTTGGCCCCTTTGACCTCGGCAATGGTGCCCAGGCGGATCAGGTTTTGCAGCAAGCGGAGGAGGTCGGACAGGTCGGCGTTCATGCAGTGCATGTTGCCGAAGTCCGCGTGCGGATGCACGCGGGGGCGGGTTGCTATACGGCTTAGCGACTATGGCAGCCCGTAAGGCATAAACTTACATTTCGTGATTGGGTGGCGATGTTACGAGTGGCTGCTTTCGCCCCAAAGCGGACTTATCGAGTCTGCGTAGCCTTGGACAGAATTGGCATCCGATAGCGCGACGTTTTGAGAGTCCGTCTGCTGACACAAGCATCAATGAAAGTTCGGGAAGTCTTTCGGCGGTACTGCCCGCTGTCGCCACGATTTCATAAACCGGTCGAGAACATCGAGCTCTGGATGCGCTGTAGTTGATTGCGCGGCTCTAAAGGGCTTGATCCAAAGACTGTCCTCCTGATTTCCGATTTGTTCGTCGCGCAGGTAGTGTGATGGATCATTTACGAAGAAGACAGCGTTCGCTGGAGAAGGCGATGTGTAACCTTCCTTTTCCAGATCGGCCATGGTCTGTTCAATTTCTGCCAGCCACCCGTTGTAAATCTCCGTTTTAGCGGCAGGCAGGTTTACGTCGATGAATATGTAGAACGGGAATTCCGCCTTCTTTTTGTAAGCATCGAGAATTAATTGCCGGACGTCGACGATTGAGCCGAGCAAAGTATCTTTGCCGCTGGCAAAGCCGTATGCACCATTCCTCCGGCGGCTCTTCGCCTCAACCGCAATTCGATCATTCGTGTTTTTGTCTGTGCCGATGAATTCAGGATGTGTCTTCGAATTGTCTGTTTCATCTTCGAACTGCAGCTCGAAACCGGCCCCCACGCTCAACGCTGCCACCCACAGTTCGTGACGTGCACCCTGAAACGAATCCGGATTTAGCAAGCGCTTCTTTAGAATGGCCTCAAGCTTTGCGTTGTCCTGAATCGTGTACAGGTCGTAGGCGAATCTGTACCATGCCGCGCCCGCCCCAATCTGCGAAGCTCGCGGATCGATGTTGCCTTCGGATCTTAGTTTGTTATGATGCTCTACGTAAGTGTGCATCCACTGCAACGCTGGATGCCTATCATTGAAAGGCTTTTTCTCCTCGGCTTCGAGCATCGGCTCGCCGAATAAATGTAGAGCATGGTCATGAATCGCGTCTAGGAACGTGTAGTCGCCCTCACGAGTCTGACCGTAGATGGAGTTACCGATGGCGACCATCATCTTATCGTTGAACTTAGTCGCCATCGGCAGACGTGCGTGACCATATTGCTCAACAAACCCGCGTGCGTCCTCTTCGCGTTCTCGGAAAATCTTTACCGCCTTTGCGACCAACCGTTTCTCCTCAATGACCTGTCGGATAGTCTGCAAGACTGAGAGTGACGGCCTTGGACGATGTAATTGCTCCACTAGTTGCGCCACAGCCAGCTTCTTGGGAAAAAGTATGGATGGCTGATTGTCTTGGCAGCACTTCCGATACCTCTTTCCGCTGCCGCAGGGACAGCGCGTCTTCCTAGATAATTTCCCGTCAATCATGGCTGAAAATGATTCCCGCTTTGATGTATCTGAACGATGATAACTGGCCGATTCTGGCCGAGCCCGGCCCTTCGGACAAGCATAGCAGGTTGTCAGGTGGGAAATCCAGCGCATCCCATGACAGGCTGGATTCGACCCAATCCGGACGTTCGGCTTGGCTAATTACTTACGGGACTGGCCTTCTTTCACGCGGCGCACAATGTCGCCCTCCCAACCACAAGCTGCACCACTATGCATCGAGCAAGAGGCGCCCTCCACCTTGGCGGTGTTCTTCTGCTTATCGAAAGTTACGGTAATGACACAAGCATCGTCCTTATCAACCTTCGTATAAGGCGAGAACGTCAGGACGTTCTTTACAACCTTGCCTACACCGGCCACCGAGCCTGAGCAACTGCCTTGTACTACCGTGGTTTTTGCTGCGATTGCCCCTGACTCCGCGTCGAGCGCAATCAAATCAAGAGAGCTTGCTTGCGAACGGAACTGCCCTTCCACGTTAGCGTATTGGGCGCTTGCAGCAGCACTCGCCAGTAGAAGGAAACTTAGGAGCGCACGTTTAATCATCGTTAGGGATTCAATGTTTGGTGACACCTGCCAGGTGCGTAGGGAAATCGATGTCCGCTTTTGGCCGGTTGCAGTCGGTTTCCTGTGACTCTAACTCATTTGACAACTTGTGTCAGTTGAAGTTTGCATTGATGCATCTCAATTTTTATCCATGTGACGCAACAAGGATTCGCGTATCAACGTCCGATCCGGTTCACTTAACCCGAGCAGGGGCCGCTCCGGGTACTTGTATGCCTGTCCTTTTTTTGACGCGCGGTCTTGCTGCCCAAACTGATGCACCCGCGCCACGCGCGCCACCCAGCCAAAGAAGCCGACCTCGATCTGGTCGCCGGTCGCCTTCACTTTCAGGTGTTTGGCGGTACGAATCTTGGCGAACATCGCCGCCTTCTGCCGCTTGATGCGCCCGTTCTTCCCCTTGAATTCCTTGCGCCGCTTGCGCGCAGGATAGGCCGTACCATCCGGCCCCTGTTGCGCCTTGATGCGCTGCGCCTGGCTGCGGCGCAGGTCGATGGCGACCTTGTGATTGATGGCGCGGCGCTGGGCCGGCTGCAGCTTCGCCAGCAGGGCGCCGGCCCAGGCTTCCAGCGCGCGCAGGTCGCCGCTCATGACGTGGCCTCGGGCGTGCGCCATTCGGCCAGCAGGGTGTCGCCGGCATACAGCTTCCAGAACTCATCCGCGTAAGCCGGCATGTGCTGTATTTCGGCCAGGTGCTTGATGTCCAGGCGGCCCGCCTCGCCGGTCTTGACGGCCACGCGCTCGGTCAGGTCCAGCTTGATGGAAATGTCGACCGTTTCATGGTTGTTGAAATCGACTTCGAAGGCGATGCCGTGCTTGCGGGTTTCCTCGTTGGCCATTAGATCGAGCTGGTGAACTTTGAGCCAGGCGATCAGGGCCACCATGATGGCGTCGGCATCGCCTGCGTAGTCGGTCACGATCAGGTTGAGCTTGAAGCGGTATTCGAAGGAGAGGGAGGCGGTGGCCGACGCCACCACATTGCCCTCGTCGGCGAAGACCAGCAGGCGGTCGGGGTCGCGCTGCAGGCCGGGGATGGCGGCGGCCAGGTGCTGGCGCAGGCTATTCGGTTTGTACATGGTAGGTGTCTCGTACTAGGTTGTAGGCGTCGATGCAGGCGTTCAGTTGCCGGGCGGCGTCGTCGCCGTCGCCGGCAATGGCGTCAAGAGCTGCCGCAGTCGCCGGGTCAAGTTCGGCTCGCGCTTGGTGCTGATCGCCTGCGGCAGCGGCGGCATCTGCAGTGGCGGCGCACTGGCCGCTGGCAACGGGGATTGACAGGCGCACAGCGCCGCTGCGCAGGTCATCGTTAAAACGGTCACGTTCAGTTTTCGCATGGGTTTGCTCCTGGGTGAGGTGGTCGGCGCGCAGCATTAGGGCGGCGCCGGCCGCGCGCTCCAGCATCAGCACGCGGGCGGTGGCCTGGGCCAGCGCGGTGGCGGCGGTGGTTTTGCTGGTGTCCGCCTGCCGCTGCAGTTCGGCGATGCTGGCGTCCTTGCGCCAGCCCTGCGTCGTCCATCCCGCGATGGCGCCGCACAGCAGGCAGGCGGCCAGCGGGCGCCAGGTGGTCGCGGTCACAGGGCCACCCGTTCCTTGATCCAGCCGAACAGAAAACGGCGCTGGGTCTTGTTGGCTTCGGTGATTTCCAGATAGCGTGCCGCCTGCAGGCCGTTCAGGGCGCGCAGCAGCACGGCGGCGCCATCCTGACCGCGCCACTTGAGGAAAGCGGCCAGCGCGCCCAGCGACTGCGCGCCCAGGCGGCCGTCGACGAACAGGGCGGGGTAGCGGGCGCCCGTGTCATTGAAACCGTTCAGCCAGCGCTGCAGGAACTCGGCCGCGCGGTGCGGCCCCATGTTGACGCCCGTGTCGATCACCTCCGCGCCGATGCCGGCATGCAGTGCCAGCACCTGGTCGAACTTCGGTTCCGTGATGTAGCGGGCCGTGTAGATGGCGCGCGCGACCGCCACGGGCAGCTCGCGCATCGGCCCCATGTAGCCGGTGGCGCGCGCGACCGCCACGGTGATGCCGAAGTTGGTTTCGCCGCCTTTGTCGGCCGCGTCGTTCACATAGCCGCCTTCGGCGCGCAAGATAGCGTCGATGGTGCGCGCGATGAGTGGATTGTCGGTGGTGGCCATCAGTGTTCCTTCGCGTCTTTGACCAGTTCGGCGATGTCTTTGTCGCTGCGGCGCTGGAACCACAGGGCCACGGCGCGCGATACCCACCAGCCGGGGGCGCCGACGATCAAGTCGATGGCGGAGGCGTTGACCATGGCGCCGATAGCCGGGAGCTGGGCGCACAGCAGCTGGTACACGGTGCCGCCCAGCAGACACGAAAACACGCCGGCACAGGCCAGGCGGGCGACGAATTCGCCTTTGTTGAAGGTGCCATCGCTATTCAACGGCGGCAGCACGATGTACAGCATGGCTGCGCCGACCATGCCCAGCGCCGCCTTGAAGCCGTACAGTTTGACCAGGGTGGCGAAACCACCAAACGATTCTGCGGACATTGCTTGATACTCCGGGGTGAGGGGTGAGAGATTTTTCATGATGAATAAAAGGGTGAATGCCAGGATCAGTCCCATAGCTGCACAAGATCGGCTGCAGCCACCTGGCCCGTGCTGGGTGCCGGCTCGGGCAGGGTGACGAGCAGGCCGGCCGGCAGCACGGCGCCGTGGCGCGCCAGCGCGGGATTCATTTCCAGGGTTTGCTCGACGTATCCCGCACCGTCGCCCAGGTAGCGCCACACCAGGGCGTCTACCGTGTCGTGCTGCCGCGTGCGCACCTGCATCAGATCAGTTCCACGGTGAGGTGCGTGCGGCCGACGATATCGGCGATGGCCCATTGCGCATTGCGTCGCTGCGCGCCGGGCGCCTCGTCCAGCCACTCCATGCTTTTCTTGTCGCTGACGGACGTGGCCGTGCTGTCGTAGTCGCGGTAACGCTCGATCAGATCGGCCTTCGCCGTGCTGTAGACGGCGCGCCGGTACTGCGCCAGCAAGCGCGATTCGCGGTTGATGCGTGTGGCCGGAACGTCCACCAGGGCGGCGATGCCTGCTTGCGCATGCGTGCCTTGCCAGTCGGCCAGCTCGCGGTTGACCTGCAGGATGGCGTCGACCACGGCTTGCACCAGGCGCGCGTCGGTGACGGTGCCGTCCAGGCGCATGGCGTCGCGCATATCGGCCAGCGCGACATCGGGAAACCAGCCGTCGTTCTCGATGATGCCAGCGGCCGGTGCTGGAGCCGTGGGCGTGCTACCAGACGGGATTGACGGGGGCAGGGCCATGAAGGACATACGGGGCGCTTTCAAAATGGGGCGGTGGACGGGGTTCATCAGGTCAAAGGTTTGGCCAGAATCCCCCCGTGCCGCCGTGCTGCGGGGGATGCTCTTTACGTGGAACCGGCCGCGCGCTTGAGGCGCCGTTCCAGCCGTTCCATATCTTTCTTGACGCCGCACGACTCCGACAGGGCGCGCGCGCGTTTCAGCTGGGCCATGGCCGTTTCGGCTTGCTGCACCAGTTCCGGGGCGATGTCCGTTTCGTCGGCCTGGTCCAGCACGGCAATCATGGCCAGGCCGATGCCCTTGTGCAGCTTGGCGCGCGCCTGGTCGGGCGCGTCGCTGGCGGCCGTCAGTTGCTCGACGGTGCCCAGCACCTGGGCCGCGTGCTGCGGGTCACTTGCCAGCTTGCCGTGCAAATAGCCTTCGGCGAACTCGTCCAGCATCAGGGTGGCGATGTCGCGGCTGTAGGTGTCGGGCAGGGTGAACTTGTGTTCCAAGGCGTAGGCGGCCATGACCAGGGCGCGCGCATACTCGCCCGTGTCGATGTGCCACACCAGCAAGGTGGCAAACACGTCATCCTGGGCGCCCTTGCCGCCTGCCAGCACGCCGTCGATCCACTGCGCATAGTCGGGCAGCATGGTGGCCTTGACCTCGATCTTGCGTTCCACGGACTGAATGGATTTCAGGCGGCGCCGGTCGTCGGACAGCTTGTAGAGCATCATTTCGTAGGCCGTGCCGGTGGTCACGCCCTGCGGCGCGGCGGCGCCGGCCGTGCGCTCGGCCAGCATGCGCGCACGGTGGCGCAGGGCGGGGGATTGGTTCGCCATCACTTGTCTTTCAGCTCGATGTTTTCCGCCAGTGCGGCCAGGCCCAGGTCTTCGATCACGTAGGCGTCATTCGACGACTCGTAATTCTCGATGCGGTCGCGCTTGGGCACGTCCTCGACGCGGCGGCGGCGTGCGCCTTCCTGGAAGTAGATCGACAGATTGTCGAAGCGTGTAATCAGGATGGCGTTGTCCGGGAAGAAGGGCACGCGCGCCGCTGGCAAGCCGCCGATGCGTTTCTGGCTGATGATGATGTCGGCCGCCAGCGTTTCCGTGGGCGCCTGCTTGGTGTTGACCAATGGAAAATACTTGTCGTTCAACAGCTTGCGCCCGACGATGGCCACCAGATTGGTGTCTTCCTGATACCAGGGATCGAGCAGGTTGACGGCATCCGTGACGGCCGCGTCCAGGTTGGCATAGTCGGCGCCGTCCACGTCGCCGATGATGACCTTGCCCGGCATGCCGTTGGCGACCAGGCCCAGCACGCGCTCGGGCGCCAGCTCGCGCAGGTGCTGCAGCCAGCCTTTATTGACGTCCTGCAGCAGCGGATTGGCGTCCAGATCGGTGTCAGCCATGGCCTTGACGCCATTGAAGCCGATGACGATGCGGTCGAGCGCCTGGCGCGTCAAAATGGCATTGGCCACGCGCGACTGGAAGTCGGGGAACTTGGCCCAGGCGTCCAGCTTGGCATAGTTCAGATGCGTGTCGAAGTTGGTTTGCTCGCAGCGGTACTTGGTGCCGTCCAGGGTGGACAGGTCGCGCGTCTTACGTTCCTTGTCCTTGGTGTTGGTGCGGCCGGCAATCGGGCCGGACACGCCCAGGCCCAGTTTTTCGCCTTCCTGCTCGGTCACGCCGATGATGTTCACTTTCGTCAGGAACTCGCTCGATTCCTGCATCTTCGTTTCCAGCTTCTGCTGCACGCTGGGCGTGACGCTGAAGGTCTTGGCCACGTTGTCCGTGTCGTTCAGTTGGCCCAGGCGGGTTTCATATTGGCCGAAGACCTGGCGCGTTTGCTTTTTCATAAATCATTGCTCCGTTGTTGAATGGGGGTGAGACAGGGCGAGGGCGCTTAAAACTCGGTCTGCACGGCGCCGTCGTTGCCGGTGGCGGCCGGGCGGCGTGGGCCGTTGCCGGGCGCTTCATCCATCTGCGCCTTGAAGGCGGCCAGCTCGTCCTGCGTGGCCTGCAACGCTGTTTCGGCTTTCTCCAGACGCGCCAAGGTGCCCGTGTAGTTGTCGTTGACGGTGACGACGTGGCCAGCCAGCGCCTCGACGGCTTCGCTGATGTCGGCGAACTGCGCGGCGTCGGCGCCGGATTTATTGGAGAAGCGCGACAGCAGGTTTTTCACGGCGTCGGCCAGCCTGGTGCCCTGCGGCTCGTCAAATTCCAGCGTCACCTCGACGGCCGAAGTAAACAGGTTGGCGCTTTGCTGCTTGCGGCTGGCGGAAAATTTCAGCGCATCCGTGCCCAGGCTGGCCGGGCTGTCGGTCACGCCCAGGCCGACCAGGTAGGGCTGCGACGAGTCGGCAAAGTCGGGCTGAATTTCGAGGCTGGTGTACAGCTTCTGTTTCGCCTTGTTGATGGCCACCAGTTCCGGCGTGGGTTCGATCTGCGCGAACAGGGCCAGTTTCTTTCCGCTGTCCGTGTCCACTTCCTCGGCTTTCACCGCGATCACGTCGCCGTAGGCTTTGAACTGGCTGTCGGGCAGGATGCCGCGAATGTGCTCCAGCCAGATGCGCGCGCCGTAGGTTTTCGGGTTGTAGGTGGCGGCGAGCTGCTCGATGGTGGCGCGGTCGATGTTGCGACCGTCCGTGGTGGCGCCTTCGGTGGCGACGCGGAAGAATTTCGATGGTTTGGACATGGTGGGCGTTCTCGGTTGATCGGATAACGCCATGGTCAACGTCTTGGCGCTGCGATTCAATGTGGTGCGGGTTGCTATGGGCCATAGCGACTTCTGCCTTTCCCCGCTCCGCGCGCGCGCGGCCTACGCTGGCGGCATGCTGACAATCGAGAAAACAAGCGAACAAACGGCGGACGAGAAAATCGCCGAACTGGCCGTGCCCGAATCCGAGCCACGCCGTGCCGCGCGCGCCCTGTACTGGAAGGGCTGGCGCATTTCGTCCATCGCCCGCCACCTGGGGATCAAGCGCAGCACGATCAATAGCTGGAAGCTGCGCGACGAGTGGGACAAGGCGCAGGCCATCGAGCACGTCGAGGCGTCGGCCGAGCTGCGCCTCGTAAAACTGATCGAAAAAGAGGTCAAGAGCGGCAGCGACTACAAGGAAATCGACTTGCTCGCGCGCACCATCGTGCAGATGGCGCGCGTGCGCCGCTATGAGCAGCCGGGCGGCAACGAGGTCGATCTCAACCCGAAGCTGGCGAACCGCAACGCCGGGCCGAAGAAGAAGCCGATGCGCAACGACTTCAGCGAAGAGCAGAAAATCCAGCTGCTCGACGCCTTCCAGGATTCGCTCTTCGACTATCAAAAGGTCTGGTATCGCAACGGCGACCAGCGCACGCGCGCCATTTTGAAGTCGCGCCAGATCGGCGCCACTTGGTATTTCGCCCGCGAGGCGCTGGCCGATGCCATGGCGACGGGCCGCAATCAGATCTTCCTGTCCGCATCCAAGTCGCAAGCGCACGTCTTTAAGCAATACATCGTGCAATTCGCGCGCGAGGCGGCCGGCATCGAGCTGACGGGCGATCCCATCGTGCTGCCGAACGGCGCGCACCTGTACTTCCTGGGCACCAATGCGCGCACGGCGCAGGGCTACCACGGCAATTTCTACTTCGATGAATTCTTCTGGACGCAGAATTTCCAGGAGTTGAACAAGGTGGCCTCGGGCATGGCCATCCACAAGAAATGGCGCAAGACCTATT